TATTACTATAATTGATATGGGTAAATCACCTTATGAAAGAAAGCCTGAGGAAGTAATGACAGGATTTTTAGGAGCAGGTGGTTGGAGTGATGGTAAACTTACTTACCATACTTCTATTGGAGGACATATGTCAAAGTATTGTGGTGAGGAAAAAGCAATGGAATTATTTGACCAAGTAATTACTAACTTTAAACGATTCCACCCTAATCCAGAAGAAGTACAATGTTCGGATCCACAGGCAGAACCTGATTTTATTAAACCATATTTTGGTTTACGATTATTCCCAGTATGGCACGTTGGTACAGATTATCTACATGAAATTGGAAAAAATTGGTATGATTATTTAGTATCTAAAGGTGTTAATTTCGAATGGGAAACTAAAGTTGTATCAATTGATTTTAAAGAACAATTTTTTGAGGCACTTGATGTTTATCAACTTGACCAACCTTATGCTAATACACGAGTTGGTAAATACGATCGGTTAATATTTGGT